AAGATGTTTACACTCTTCGTCTTGATTACCAGTTCCTTCAGTTCCTTTAGCTTGTACCGGAATCCGCATCGGTCACAACTAGCAATTGCTATCCGACCAGAGGCAAACTTATTGCTCACGTTACATATCCCATCCTAGGCACAAACCGGACACTTGCCTTTTCCCTGTCTTCCGACGAAGCCATTTCCCACTGCTGTTCGTACTCAGCCTTGAGGAATTGGAGCCTTGGTAGTGCATCTGGCAGCTTTTGGGCTAGGTAAAAAGCTAGACCCGCCACCATGCAAGGTAGGAACCTGAAAGGGATATCTTCCGTATTTATACCGTCTCCAGCATCCTGTACCCGCCGAAGCCGCCAATAGACAAAGGTATAGGTACTGGACACATCAGGAACAGGCCAGACGGTAATGGTCGGGGGAGTCGTACCAGCAGGATAGGTATCCCCAGTTGTGGTATTCCCTGCTGCGGGGTAGGTAGCCGCAGATTGGCGGTTGATATAGACCTGTATCGGTCTACCCTGATTCAGCTTTGAAGGAATGCTGGAGTAGGTAGAGACGGATATACGGTGTACGGGAAGGTCAGATTGGAGCGATGTTGAACCGTTATTTGTTCGCATAACGTGTTCTATCAGGTCAATGGTATCCGTAGGAAGATCATAAGTAGCTGTTCCCGCTATCATCGGAATAGACCCAGACTCTACCGTCCAGAGGTTAATACCCCTATTCGCCCACTCCATCGTCATCAAATTCAGACTTCTTCTGGCGGTACGGAAATCATACCCAGAACGCAATTCCGCACCACAACGCTCAAAAGCCTCTTCAATGAGGCTATTAAGGTCTAGGTTGAATGACGTTGTACCTGAAGTTTTAGCGACCATTATCTATACCCTGCTGTTTTCTTAGCTACGCTTTTGGGTTGCGCCACAAACTGCTTACCTGCTGCTTTACCCTGCCTCTTGGCTTTGGTAGTGGCTGCATACTCTTGAGGGCTAAGGGCTTTGATAGCGGCTTCGGGGAGGTATCTTTCACCTGTCTTAGATGAAGGTTTACCTGACTTAGTACGCCACTTCTGGTCACCCCAGTCTTTTAGCGATTGCTGTGATGTTTTAAGCGTCATTGCTGTAACTCCCAAACGCATCAAGATATTCTACGGCACTACGCAACACCACAGCACTATCTTTAAACATCCCTAGCGCACGATTGCATTGTTTGCAAAGTATGCCTCTAAACTCGCCCGTATCGTGGTTATGGTCTATTGCACTGTTAATCAATTGGATTTCTGTTTTGCAAATAGCGCAACACCCCTCTTGATGCTCATACCGATTTACAAGTTGCTCTGGTGTAATCCCCCGCCTAGCGCAGCGTTTAGCCAACGTCCAAGGGTCTTTTTCACGGTACTCTTCTATTCTTTCTGGGTTAAGTGATGCCCAGTCTTTATGTCTTTTAAAAAGGCAAGTATTGCAGTGACTTTTGTAAAGATGCGACATTTGACCACCGCGACTGCGAAACGCAGACAACTGCTTTGTATTACCGCAATCTGTGCAGGTCTTTGTTGATTCAGTCACGATATCCGCCGCCACTGGCCTTATATCTCTTAGCTAAAAGTTGGCTTTTCCTCGCGCTCCATTGCCCAGCACCTGTACCCTGAACTGCTGCCGCTTTAATGCTGTTGAAGATGCGCTTACGCAGCCCCGGTTTGGTGTAGTTCCCCGCTTCATTGACTTTACCGCCCTCCTTAAATACCTTGGTAGGCTCATTCCCGTCACGTTTAATGACGTTCTTAGCCTTTGGCATTTTTGAAGGCGCAATAACGCCCATTCCACGGGAGGGGCGCATCTTAGCAGCGGGTCTTGCCGCGTTGAGCAATACCATCTGCACGGCGTGAGGCGGAACCAACAGAGCCGCCAGTAGCCATTTTGATGACAGTGCCTT